GCCCTGGCACCCATCTGCGTAAAATGCGACTTTTAAATCGCATAACAGACTTACTTAGATGATCGGACTCCCAGACAAGTATGTCTGGCATAGTCCTAGTCAGGTTTTGACCTTCCTTATACTCCTTCCGGGGCATATGGAAGCATTTAAGTAATGCGGCATAACCGTCCAACTTGTCACTCCTTTTCAGGGGCGCAAGCACAAAAGTTCTAGTTAGGAACTGATGTGTGCGTCTGCACCACTTATGCGGTGTAAACGCGTCAGAACGACTATGCCACCCAAGTGAGCCCGAATCTCGAGAAACTAAGGGGAGATGGCTTCCTATTGCCTTCTCAACTAGTTCCTTGAGCCAGGTGCTCGCTTTGTACAAACCTTCCATCCACATGTGGTTGGAAAGCGAAACAAAGTGAGCAATAACACTTGGACTGTCGCAGATATCTAAGTCTGGCCGGTGCTGTATATACAGCGGGGTAATGTTAACCCCGTTGTACGCATCAACACCGCAGCTCTCTCGGAAGTTACCCACGAGAAAGCTCTTATTGACGTTGACTCGCAAGCCAACGTCATGAAGCCAGGCCACTACCTGACGAGAATATCTATGTGCTACGATGATGTCATCGCCGTACACACGGATATTCCTAGCAGCGCGCTTAACGTTCCAGTAGTTCGGGGCGAAACCCTGACTATCCAGAATGGCGGCGATCGCAACTGTTGCGAAAGTCACACTCTGGACTGGAAACGTCGTAGCGTTACCCATGCCCGCAAATTTTCCTAACAATAGTTTGTCCTTTCCTGGGCAAACTACGTAAGGACTGCGGCTCTCCATCATACCCTGAACGAATTCAGGGTGATGTCGGAAGACAGACTTCACGAGCTTTAGGCTCATTAGGTCTGACGCCGACTTTAAGTCGATGGTAGCCCAGTTGCGGTATAGGGAGCCTTCCAAAGCGAGTTTTTGATTCAAGCTTTGGTCGGTCAATGCTATGCAACCACTAAGCACTCGACAACGGGTTATAGAAGCCCGAAGTTTGGTGTTGAGCCCCTGTTGAAGAAATTGATTCAACATTGGTTCAATGGTTATCGTCCGCCTCGAAGTAGAGTTCTTGAGGACGGAGATTAGCTTAGCAGAGTCTGCTAGAGGTCTTCTCCAGTCTTTCGGAGGTAGACCAGTATCTCGTAAGCCGATTCTCGAAGAAGTCGACGGGTTTCTCCCTCTGTTAGAGAGAACTCCGTCCCTGGCTTTATCCTCGATGCAAGCATCAAGTGATGAAGAGCAGGCAAGGAAATCTTCGATTCCGGCCCAAAAGGGTACTGATTCGGAAACGCTGTCAATCGTTTCCCACAAGGCTTCCCATTTCTGGTTGGCTTTGTGGCCTTCGAAGACTGCGCCTGGACCGTGTTTACAGTTCTCATCTTTAAGCTCCGTTTTTAGGGGTTGAAGTAGAAAACTAGCAACACGACCAATGAGGTGATCGTGCCGGTCAGGTATTATAACCTGGCTAGCCGTATCATCGCACTGGTAAAATGTGTCTATAGCCTTAGAATGAAGTAACTCCTCATTCTTTTCGCCAAGACGCACTTTCTTAAAGAGTAGAAGCACGCCGTGAAGCGCCTTCAGAACACCAAGATCGATGTTCTCTTTAAGTAGTCCAGACTTAGGATCGAAAAGTTCACAGAACATACCCGAAAAAAGTCTCGGGATTGCTCCCCCACGGATACACTTAAAACCCGTAGGGCAGGTGAACCTACCTGTATCAAGACCTTGCAAGAGTGCAAGATCTAAAGCAGGTAGAGCTATGGCTAGGAAGCCATAGCCCTCCTTTTCGAAACGTAACTTGAGAGTGATGACATCTCTCTCAAGGCCCTTCACGTCAGGATTCAACCTAGCCAAATCATCGGCTAGGTTGTCTAGGAGTGCTATCGGACTTTTCATCAATCCTCCTATGGGGTGTTTGATTCCGAGTCCGCTAACGTTCCCTCAGGCCTAAATAGAAATGGCCTTAATTACTGCTTGCCACCAGACAACAATTTTGTCGATGTCGGCGGCAAAGTTATTGCATATGCATTGGAAGGTAGTCATTTGGAAAGTACCAATATGACACCAACCAGGCTAATGCAAATAACAAAAGCAGCATAAGCCCCCAGCTCATAAGTGCCAGGAAAAGGATGATGAAACCCTTTCCCATGGTTCATGACTGGAAGCCAATGAGCTTTGCAGTAGTGACTTGCGAATCGTCACGGTAATCGGTCAACGCTTTACACAATGCTACCATAGCAGCATCAGTAAAACCGGTGATCGGCCGTACGATTGTAAGTGAGCAAGAAGCAACATACTTCTTGTTCACGCCCGTAATAGGATCGGGGGCGACAACAGTCTGCAAAATCTGCAGATAATGTTTGTCACCACCGCCCTTCAGAGTTTGGTGATTCGTAATAACGGAATAACCGTTAGTAGCATCACGTCGTTCTGATCCATATCCGTCTTGCTTCACTAACGCGAAGCTAAGAGCAGGAGTTGGTGCTGCGGCTGCAACGTCTACTGGGTCGGCTAGCATTGGACGTCTCCTAGTGAAATGAATTTTAGGATTTCGGCCGAAAAACCGATTTCCCGGAATGGCTCGAACTTTGGGCAAGAATAGACCCAAGGATCGAGTGCTGGTATGCCGTTAAACTAGACGGCACGCTAGTACGTTTCACATCATAGATCGAAGCAACATCCTGACGAGTATGACACTCGTACTCGAGGATAGACGCATGACGATTCTGGATAACTCCAGTCTTGTACTGCGTCTGAATTCCATCGATACGGATTTCTTCGATTTTAGAGCACTCTGAGTAATAATCACTGATGACTTTTCCTTTGGTAACAACGGAAAAGAAACCCCAATTGATTAGTGACGGGTCATGGTTAATTTCCTCCATAAGTTCGAGGTAATTACCGCAACCCGTAAACCAATCATATAGCCACGTAAACGGTGTCAAGTTATA